AGCTGTCCTGCGGTTCCATCCGCCTGTGGATAAGACAAGCCGTCAAGTATAACAGAGCCTGTACCATGCGGAGTAATCGCAATATCTCTATTACTTGCTGTGGTTACAATGCTGTGTGTTACAACATCAAGGTTGCCGCCAAGCTCGGGACTCGTGTCGTTAACCAGATCGGTGGTTGGTGTTAGGCTTTTGAAAACACCGGAACCGCCACCACCGTCACCTGTCACAGCGGCTGATGCACCTGCTGCGATTTCTACGCCGTTGGATGCGGAGTAGGTTACACCTTTGTATATAATACGACAGGCAGCGTTTGTGTCGTTTCTGATAGTATAAAATTTTTCCTGATCTGTTGGAGTAACTCTTAGCTCAAAGGTAGAACCCGGAGATCCGCTAAGAACAAGAACGGTGTTTGCGCCGTCGCTAGTAGATCCATCGTTGGTGGTCAGATCTTGACTACCTGAAATAGTTATCTGCGCCTGACCGTGAAGCGCCTGATCAATTATGTCGAAGTTGGTATTAGTCGTTGTGCCCCAAGTTCCTGCCTGTTCGCCGGAACCGGGTTTTTGAATACCAGTGTTTGAAGTATATGTACTGGGCATTTAAACCACCTTATTTGTCCACGTTTCTATTGTACCACCCGCGTTAATTTCTGTCCATGTCCCACCACTTGGGACAACTTGCACCCAGTTTTCTGACGGGGTGTCTGCATCTATACGCTCCCAATAGAACCTACCTTGGGCTGACACAACAAATACTGCATTAATTTGCAGTTCGTCCATAAGGATAACTTTGGTTCCAAGAGAAGACTGTATAAAGACAGACTCAATATCCAAAGGACGAGAGTTTATAATAAATGTAGGCGCGACAGACTGTATGAACTCTGCCGTCATTTCTTGCGAGGCGGAGTATAACACACTTCCCCCGGATGTCTGCTCAAAGTTAGCACTCTGCTCAGAGGCTGCACTTAGGGTCATAACGGAGCTTGTGCTTTGTATAAAGGCAGCGTCTTGTTCGGATATTGCTGAAGCCACAAACGTGCCATTCGCAGTCTGCACAGTGCTAAAATCCATCTCCGCGATAACTGTTCCAAAGCGGGTAAGCTCTGAGCTTTGCAGGAACAAAGCAGAAGCCTCAAAGATACCTGCAAGAACACCTACGCCAATTGTAGCTTTAGAGCCAATCGCCAACATATCTGCGGAGCCGTTTGCTACAAACATAGATGCGCCGTCTACAGTGAAGTTGGCATCAGCAGTTGCAGAACCAAAGGCTAGAATACCTTGATCCGCGATAGCTCTTTCGGATAATGCCAACTCACCGAACATCAGTCAGCGTCCGCAATGGTCAGAGTGCCAGCGTCTACTTGGCGTTGGATTTCTGCAAAATCTGCGTTGTCTGGGTCAAGGGGAACAGCCACCTTAACATCATCAATCGTGCAATAGATGCCACACTCTTTACCAGTTATACCGTTTTTATAATACTTTGCTGATTTAATGTCCATTTTTACAACTCCGCAGATGCCGTTAAAGCACCACCGTAAAAATCACCAGTTCTATAATAACTTGCCATTTGTGCTGAAACGTAAGTTGCAGTAAGTGTGGCACTAAAACTACCACCCATTGTAGGTGTGGCTCTTTTCTCTGTTTTGAATATCCATTGCGCCCTATAATCACTACTTGCTCTATAGGCCGCAATAACAGTAAAACTACCAGAATGTTGAGGTAGTACCTCATAGTACCGTTGACACTTAGCTAACGTAGTTCCAAAATCCTCTACCTCAAAAGGCGTGGCTACTTCCCCTATTTCAAGCTGAATACCAGTGATTTCAACAAAGTTACTTGTTGAAGCAAAAATACTGCTAACACCAGCCGCCCTATTAGCATTAACATTTGGTCTTAAAGTTGTGCTGTTACTACCGCTTGTATAAGTAGAGCCAGCATGCATCCAAAACATTAAATCTGTATCATGTGTCGTTACATCATCAATTTGAGTGTTAGTCGCGGCTGGGATTGTCATGGTAAATCTTTGCCATGATGTTGTTAATGCGTTTACTTGATTAGCTTCTGAGTTTTTACTGGTGTCTGCTCCAAATATTATTTCACTAACTAAATTAAAAGCGGCATTTGCTCTAGCGTAAAAAGAAACGGTGAAGGCTTTTAGTGAAGAACTACTTGACTTTAGACTTTGCAAGTCTTGTCCTTCAAAACGATAATTTAAAACAAGTCTTTCACCAGCGGCAATGCTGGTATCTGCTGTCGTGCATGAAATCTTTACACTTTTTGAAAACCCAGAAAGGTCAGTTACGGCTGTTTGTGCCATCGTAAACCGACCAGCACTTGCATCTCCTATAGCCATCCTCATTCGGTCAACTGTAAAATAACCATTTGCAGCACCTAGCCCTGTGGACGATGCTGCTCTTTGAGCGACAATCATTGCCCCATTTATTATAAGGTTCCTGTTCGACAAGCCGCTTGCAGCAGGGGAACCTAAATCAGCTATTTCTCTTGCACGGCTCATCTCTTACTCCGGCTTAGTAGGCCACTTAACATCATCAAGGCTGGTAGCGCTCTTGGTAATATCACGCAGTTCTTGACGATATGCTTTACGCTCATCACTCATTGTGAGGTCGCTAGATGCCCACCAGTCCACTTCGGCAAGTCGTCTGTCGCGCTCTGCCCGTAACAACTTCATAGGCTCTGCTGCCTTTATCTCATCAGCCTTTGCTTTGACCGCTGACCAAGTTGTACCCCAGTCATCAGGGTTGCTACTTTCAATGGCTGTGCCATTGGAATCAGCGCCCGTAACCTTACGGAACATCTGGCCGAACTCGTCTTCTGTTGTTGGCTCACCACGAAGCACCCATTCCTTGATGCCTAGTTCTGTGAGTGCTTCTGCTATACTCATTTTCTTCTCCTATCCTATTCTTACACCAGAAATGTGGGGGTATCCCATAGTGGTTGTGCTGTCATCATAAAAAGTCAAGTTACCGCCGCTATTCTGATAAAGAACAAGATAAATATAATCTGTATCACTAAATGTATTCATAAAAGTCCATGTTTGATGCTGGTATGCAGAACAATTACCTGTTTCAAAATAGCCAATATAATTAGACGAAGCGTCTGTTTTTATCCACGCCCCAATTCTAGCAGGAGTAACTCCATTCACCTTAAATCCGTATGTGATTAAATATGTACCCGCTGTTGTGGAATTAAATTGTATTCTTTTGTTTGTGGTATCACAAAAGTTATGAGTATCTGATGTAACTGTGTCAAAAGTAGTGATAACCGTAACTGTGTCATTTGCTATTGTTTGACCAGCAGATGACCTAAAGTTAAAGTGCGGCAGCACGGCACGGTCTAGGTCTTGGATTTCAGAGACTTTCAAGATGCTAGTCATTGAGCAATCTCCATAAGTGTAAAAGTGCTACCCTCTTCAACCCCAAGTGTTGGATGCCCCGAACCCCCAGATGCTGATTTGTATTGTAATTTATATGTGGTGGCTGAAGTTGTTGATGGGCTGTCCAAATATGACATACATGCCCTAAATAATTGCTGCCCAAAAACTGTCCCAGAGCTACGGGCATCTAAATAAAAACCAGATTTTTGATGTATAACTGTGCTTCCTCTAACAATTGCGTAATAAGGAATAGGAAAGGTAGAGCCATTGTTACTATAAGCCCCCAAATCAAACATCAATAAAATCTTGTTAGAAGTGCTTTTGGGCGTAATAGTTAAGGTCGCACCAGTAATATCAACTAAAGATGTCTGTGAAGAAGAAACCTGACTGGCTGTAGTTACTGCCTGACTGACATGCACTACATGCCCCGGAATATTTACACCGTGACCGCTGGTCTTCTCAACAATGTCATCAACAAAGAGCTTACTCATTGTGCAATCTCCGTCAGGGTCAGTGAGTAAGAACTGCTATCGTGTACAAGCCTTACATTCCCGCCACCAGATGATCGAAAGTATGGCTGGTATGTTAATTGTGATGTGCTTGTTGCTGTGTAGCTTCCACCAAAAACAGCCGGGTCCCACCTTGAAGCGGATTGAATACCCATCTGATAGTCTGCGGCCCCCGCCATAACAGCGTAAGAGCCACCAGCAATTAGTTGATACATTTTCATCCATATAGTATCGCTGATACAATCAACCATTGGTAACGTGCAATCTATTAATATTAGATTTCCTGATGCTTTAGGAGTAATAGAAGCTGTAATACCTGATGCTGTAAAACTAGTAGCTGTGGTTTCTATGACTGAGCTACTAGCCACATAAGTTCGCACACACTGGATAACATGACCCGGAATCTGCACACCGCTACCGCTGGTAGCTTCAGCAATATTGTCTACATTTATTGTCGAAGCCATCTATGCCTCACAGTATTGTTAAGTTGCCGTTCACCGTAATCGTAGTGGACGAACCTATTGTTAAAGGACCAATCGCCAAGGCATTCTTGGCTGCCCCTATTGTTGTGTTCTCTGTTACGCTCTGATCGTTTGTACGAAACACAGCCGTATCAACTATTGTGTTTGTTGTCTGAAAGGACGTTGCGGTAATCTCACCAGCAAACGTGCCGCCAGACGATTTCGACACTGTATCAGTAACCGTGAATGCACGGAAGGCTCTAATTACAAGTTCGTCGTTTGAGGCCGCGCCTGTCCCTAGCGTTATTGTGTCTCCGCTACTAGCTGTAAAGTCTGAACTATCCAGATGCACACCGTTTAGATAAACGTCTACGTCAGTGCCGCTGAACGCCAGTATAGCACCGTTAGCATCTGCACCAGTAAATGCAGTTTGACTTGCTGTAGCCACATATTTGAATAGCTGCATGCCGTAGCTGGTCGGCTGGTCTACGGCGCGACCAAAGTAGCGCACAGTAATAACGTCACCATTTGCAGGAGCGGAGGAAAATGTAAGAGTGTTTGCCTGCGCTGTGTAAGCTGCGCTGACCCCCGGTTCCTGAACCACATTTCCTATGGTTACGACAATAGCCTCTCCGCTCACAACGGACTGAGCCAGAGTGAATGCAGTGGCGCTCCCTGTTCCAGTAAACTTCTGGAATGTTATGTCACCTACATTCGGGTCTATGCCTATGTATGCCATTTGTTTCTCCTATGTAACAGCATATCTAAGAACCACAATTCCAGAGCCACCCGCTGCGCCGTTAGTATTACCGCCGGAAGTTGTTGATACGCCACCAGCACCATTGCCTGTGTTAGCAGCACCAGCAACACCATTTGTATTACCTTCCACTCCTTGACCGCCAGCAGCGTAAGTTACATTTGAGCCTGTTCTAAAACTATTTGCACGACCAGCACCGCCAGCGACTGTTCCACCATTGGCGTTGTTTCCAGCACCGCCAGCACCGCCACCAGACGCTGAACCGCCATTGGAACCATAAGCACCACCAGTGCCACCAGCATTGCCGTAACCAGTTACATTAGTTGTTCCAGAATATGTATCTTGCGTGGATGCACCACCAGTGTTGTTGTTCTCTGGACCACCAGCGCCACTTCCACCAGCCTGACCATTTGTGCCATAATCAGTTCCACCGCCGCCGCCTTTTGCAGTGTAGCCGAAAGCAGTGCTATCTCCACCATTACTTGCTGGTGTGTTTATATCACTTGATGCTGCACCACCAGCACCTACAGCCACTATGTAGTTTCCAGCAGACACGGTTTGACTTGTGCCTTCTACAAGACCGCCAGCGCCGCCGCCGCCAGTAGATCCTGAATAACCTTCAGCAGCAGCGGAACCACCACCACCTGCTACGATAAGAAAATCTGCGGTCACATCTGCAGTAGCTTGAAATACACCATCATCTAAAAAAGTATGGACTACATAAGTTGTTCCACCACTCTCATAAGATGTTATAGTACCGCCGGAACTGACGAGTCCTACTTCCACCCCTGCTGATTTTATTTTAGATATGGGCATCTAATTTAACTTCCTATAACACTTGCATCATCCCGCGCCTTGCGGTTTTGGTAATCTGAACGAGCCGTGATAAGAGCAACAAAGTCTGCCTGATTGCTTGGGATGCTGTCAGTAAAGCTCTCATCGTTCATCAACTTGTTTGTCCACTCCTGTTGCATACGCTTCCAACAGTTGTTGATTTTGCCGTCCACCGCTGCTTGTATCCACTCATCAAGACCAGCATTATCGCTGTCGCTGTACAAGTCATTAGCTAATATCTTTTGCTCTACATCAGTCAGTGTGATTGTTTTCGTGTGATTTGCCATTTTAAATTCCTTAACTCAGTAAAATGCCCGAAAAAAATGAGTACCGTAAATCACCACCAACAATTGTCGCATGGTTATCCGTACCCGAATATTGCTGATATTTAACAGTAGCAGTATCATTTGCATCCATATCCGCTATCGCCGTTAAAGAGAAAAAATTATATGGTGGGTCGCTTGACCATTTTGGAGCCATGATTGATAAGTAGTTTCTATTACTGGTTATCATAGCAAAATAATAATAAGTAGCACCAATATCTATGGAATCAATCCTAGCCGACCAACGCAACAGGTAATCGCCAGTAATAGGAGCCGTAAATGTGTTTGATGCAAAGTTACTACCTCTATCAATGGTTTCGGTATCAAAAGGGATTTGAGTTAGAACACTGGTAGAGTTAGACATCGTGTGATGAGCCGAAGGTCCAACTAAAAATCTTGGCTGGCTCCCCATTGTAACACGATTGCTGCTATCAATATTTATGGCTGTCCCACTTGTGCTTGCGCTCGTAATCCCCGCAGCGCCAGCGCCCGTCCCTGTGACGGATAAATTTCCGCCAATTGTTACATTACCAGAAAAAGCGCCAGTGGTGGCGGCAAGGGCGGCATTAGCATCATGCTCTAGTCTTGTTGTTGGCTCTGCCAGTCCTCGGTAGACAACGTACACATTGTTCGTCCCAGAGGATGGAGCCGCATCAAATGTTAGTGTGGTTCCTGTGGCAGTGTAGGACTTCCCAGAACCCGGCTCTTGAGGCACGTTATTCACAAACACGTTCAGGTCTTCAGACACATTAACCGGACGGTTCAATGTAAAGGCTGTAGTAGACCCGTTCCCACTAAAATACTGGCTAGTGGGAGTTGCTAGTTTCTGTGATGGTGGTGGCCCAAGATATGCCATTAATCTGCATCCTCTATTGTTAGAGAGCCTTCTGCTATTAGTTTTAATATTTCTGCGTAGTCTGTGTTGGCTTCGTCCATAGGAATCCAAGACTCAACCCCGTCAATAGTTGCCTTGATAGCAGTGTTTTTATTATCTGGGTTGTTTAGTGGAGCCTTTACATATTTAGCATTTTGTATATTCACAGCTCTGCATCCCCTCTCATACCCTCAATTGGGCTTGTGGTCTCCGATGATTTGTAAATGTACCCGCCACTAGTGTAAATTGGATTAAGGGTCTGACTACCAGTGTTAGCATCAGCAGTAAGAGTTGGTTGCGCCCGTTTTTGTTCTGTCCAAAAGAAGTTACCTAAAGAAACCGTTGAATATTTAGTGGGATAAACTGTTGTATCTAAAAGTTCATAATAGCGTTTGCACTTGCGTAGCGTAGTTGCGTAGTCCTCATGCTGAAAGGGTGTAGCCACATCTCCGATTTCAAGCTGTGCTTGTGCCAAGTAAAAGTTATTACTTGTGCTATTAAACCAGTTAACGATATTTGTTGTGGTGTAATGTGTAGTGGTACTAGACCAAGCATTACTTGTCCCACCATTTAAATCTGTACCTGAACATAACCACCAATAAAGAGCCAACCCCTGACCATTATCATTATCGATTGCACCAGCAGCAGATGTTATAAATGAAGTGCTGCCAGCCGTAGGGCTTATAGTAATGGTTTTCTTTTCCCAAGTATTTGCCTGTGAAATAGTGTACTCATGCACAAATATATAAACTGTATTATCTACTTTTCCTAAAGCCACTGAGTAAGTGCCAGTAAGACTAGACTTTACCCAAAACGAAAGTGTTAGTGTTTTTGCAGATGATGTTCCGTACTGTAAGGGTTGAAGATTTTGTGCTTCAATGACTTGAACCACGTAAGCATAGTCCCCTGCCGCCATGCTTGTGTCAGCGGTTGTAACTTGTAACTTTAATGAATAACCTGTTCCTGTGGGTGTATCAGTAGACCTTTCACTGCTAAAAGCACCACTAGTATTTTCTGTGAATTTGTAGCGGTCTACAGTAGCATAAGCGTTAGTCACGGTTGTGGCTGCGGTGGCTCTTTGCCAAACCTGCATATCGCCATTGATGATGAAATTTCTGTTAGACAAAACTTGGTCAGTGACCTTCGGTACAGTAACTGCTTCGCTTGCAATCTGGTTAGTGTCAATAGTGCCGAGTGCCATTAGGTAATCTCCAACACGCTCAGAACCGCATCACAGCAGTTAGCCTGTGACCCATAAACCTTTAATACGTCAGTGGCGTTCATAACAATTTTTTGAGGCCCACCAACCGCCACCAGAGACGACCCAACAGGTACAATTGCATCTTTAACTACATGAGTAATAGTGCTTCCACCATCCAGTAGCTCAACTGTAACCGTAATTGAAACTGTCAATATGTTAGCGATGTTAAGGCCAATGATTGTCGTCTCTGTAGAACTTGGACAAGTGTACAAGGTAGCTTTAGACGATGACGTATCAATGTTTTGCGCCGTGAATGTTTTAAATGCGTTTGCCATTTCCTTATCCTAACGCTATCGCAAATGCTAGCGAGTTATCTGTGAAGTTAACAGCGCTACCAGTTGCATCATTAAATATCATCTTTTCTGCTGGCAACGTACAAAATATTGTTCTAGTACCAGACGACCAATTAACGGCACTATCTGAATTGCTAGACTGCAATATGGTGGTACGAGCAAGAGTCGTCCCAGATAAAGTAAAAGTCCCAATTCCTGTCTCAAAGTCAGTGCCGTCAGTGCAAGTGTAATAGGTCGTATTACCGTCACCCACTTGACTAAAAGCTTCAAAACCAGTCAAAGCACCAGCTAATGTATATGTGCCAGTGCCCGTAGTTGTGGTCGTCTCTTTGACGCGATCTTTAAGTACAAGAGGCATTACTTCAACTCTATTGACAGGTTCCCTGCGTTAATACGGAATATATCTCCAACCGCTATTGTCTTACTTGCGTCCAATGCTCCAATAAACAGCTTGTTGGAACCGTCGAAAGTCAGCAGCACATTGTCTGAGATTGACACAGCAGTATCCAGAACAATGCTGGTTTGGCTATTTACTGTAGCTACTCGCACGACACCACTGATCCCGGTCCCGGTAACAACATCGCCTACAACGATTGTTCCGTTATTTGCATCAACAGTCACATTAGCTGATGAACTAACTGCGCCATTGACTGTTGCTGTGGCAATGTTCTTGTCTGCAACAAAAGCGTGGGTAACGGTGTAAGTAGAGGCCGTTCCAGCGGCTGCTGCAAACTCAACATTGTTGTCGTTTATCACTCGCTGAGTGTCACAAACAGCAACGTCTGATACGCTATGCGCGGCGGCAGTTGTGCTAGATGTTCCTCGTGTGCCACCTGTGAGAGTGTTTGTGCCGTCAAAACTTAGTGCCACATTATCACTAATTGAAACTGCGGAACTCAAAACAATGTTGTTTTGGTTTGTGACAGTAGCCACTCTGACTGTGCCAGATATGCCTGTGCCAGTAACAACCATACCAACAGTGATAGTGCCGCTGTTTCCATCAACCGCTACGTTAGCTGATGAGCTAACCGCACCGTTTGTATTTGCCGTGGCTGTGGTATCTTTACCAGTGTAGGTAATGATCTCATCACCAATAACAACAGCGCCAGATGACGGGAACGCTTCTGCGTCTGTTAGTATCACTTCTGTTGCACTGTTTGTCAGAGCAACGGCTACGGTTGTTGTTGACTGTTTCCAGTTTGCTGCGGTGACTTGCTGTCTTGTATAGTTAGCATCGTCTGTGTCTACTTGTACTTCTGTTACATTTCCAGCCTCCGCGTTTGACACGGCGGTTGCTAGGCCAACATATATATCATTGTTTGGCGTAGCAAAAGAGAGTGAGTTGTTCTTAAATATGAAGTCAAGAACCCTTCTCTCTAGGTAATTGGTTGCTGCGTTTGATGTTGCCATCGTTCTTACTCCTGTTTAAGTGCGTGGCCTATCAGGTAGACCTCTCCTGTAGGCATCACTATTCTCTCTAGCTTCAGCCAAATCCTTTAGTCGTTGTATTTCCTGCATGAACCTTTGCTCATACAGTTGCATCATGTCCTGTTCACCCTTCATGTAAGTATACGCTTCTACAAGAGAACCGTAAAGAAGGGCATTAGGAGCATTAGTACTGAGCCAAGTATTACCTGAACCCGCTCCAGCCGTAATACTGGCTGGCCTGTAGTAATAATGAAGCTCTACTGTATATGCCTGATCCGGTGTAGGACCCACAATAAAATTATCTACATCAAAAATACCATAGTATTTTGGGACAGCATTGCTGCCATAATCTATTGAATACCGTTGAACAAAGTTTACATCTTTGAAGTCTAAAAACGCTTTATAATTAGCTGTTGTAATTTGAAAAGAGAAAGGTGCTAAATAA